TGCAGTAATACTGCTGCCGATGTTGCTAACAGTTAATGACGGGCGTGGCAACGTGCCGGTGCTGGAATAATCAAAGCCAGTAGCCTCAATCGGCAGCCTTACATACGCTTGGCCATTCCATGTAATGTTACCAGTTACCGCTGCATTGACACCATTATGGAAGTAATAAATCGTGCTGCTGCCATGCAACGTACTATCAAGATGCAACTGGAACAGCTCGATGATGGCATTAGGTGCCAGCACGCTGATGTCTTCATAGACCGCGCTGATTGCTGTCCATGTGACGCCACCATCGACAACAGTGCCATCAATCAGCGTTGGCCATGCCGGCTGCGTGGCGCCTGACGTGCCAGCAGTTGTGCACTTAAATACCAGGCCAAAGTTCTGCACCGTACTGGCGCGAACAATGGCGCCAACCGCATAGCTAGTAGCACTGGCCCAGGCTGTGTATGCCATTAGGGTTCGTACACTTCCCGAAACTTGGTTTGAATTGTGTTGAAGTTACACGACCGCAGTGTCACCTGCCACTCCTCGCAAACATACTTACCTGCGCTGCCACGCGGTGGTGTCCAGTCAAAACTTTCGACTGCGTTGCGCGCCTCCAAAAATGTAAGGATGTTGTCGCGTTCGGTATCAGTGCGTTCTGAAAAGGTAAGCGTCCATTCCTTTGGATCAGTATTTAATCCAAATGTTGCACGCATTTCATAGCCATCGCCATACTGAATCTTGGAGACACGCGGCTTGCTTGCTTCCGTTGCTTCAAAGCTGGGTGTGTAGGTAAAGGTTGCCATCAGGCCAACAATCCTCCAGGACGCTTTTGCTTGACCAGTTCAGCCTGCACGCTAGCAGCAATCGCTTTGCCCAATGCAGCACTGTTGCCACCATCACCGGAGACGCTGGTGCCTTTGGCGTCCACGCTGACGTTGACGTTGATGCCGCCACCGCCACCGCCAGCAGCAACACCGAGGCGCCCATCACGGCCACGACGCAGTGGCATGATCGCCTCTGGGCCAGCCTCGCCCATGAGGCCCGTTCCATTGGCGAACGGGAACATGGTCGGTCTGTCAACGATGCCACCGCGGGCAAACTTCTGGATCCCGTTCTGAGCAAAGACGCCGCCGTTGGCGAAGCCCTTAAGTTTGAATAGCTTGCCAACACCTCCCACCAGTGGCGCGATGATCGCCTGCTGGATCGCAATCCGGGCGATGTCCTGAATGATGCTGTTCGCCAGATCGGCAAAGTTTAGCTTGCCGGTGGTGACAAAGTTGACTAGCTGATCCTCGAGTCCTTTGAATGCCCCCTTCACCGAATCAGCTACTTGCGCACCGAAGTTGGTCAACTGGTCATAGTATTGCTTGAGGCTTTCGCCGAAGGTGTCCTTGAAGCTTTTCTTCACATCTTGACTGGCCTGGATCAGTTCGCGCAGCTTGGCGATCTGCGCATCGGTCAGGCCTGGCATCCGCTGGCGGATAGCATCCAATTCCCGATCGATCTCGAGTTCTTTGAGTTTTTCGCCGGTGATCATGCCGGCCTTGATTTTCAAATCCTCAACCGTGCGATTGTAGTTTTCCTGCAGCTCTTTACGCTTGACAAAGTCTTGCGCAACAGCAACGCCCAGCTCCTTTGCATAATCAACCTGCTCCTGCAACAACGTCGTCGCAGCATCGGCCTCTAGCTTCTGCCGTTGCCGTATGCCCAACTTCTGCTTGTCAAGATCCAACAGAGTTAGCACGTACTCCAGCTCGGCCTGCACCAGCTTGTTACCATCGAGCTTGGCCCTGTTCAGCAACAGGTTGAGATCCAGTTCCTCGGCCGAGATCTCCTTGATCTCCTTGGCAGCCTTGGGCGCCTTGGCTGTTTGCAGGCCAGCCAAGTTAGGGACCGCGCCAGCTGCTGCTGATGGCAACTCAGGCATCTTGGGCATCATTGCACCAAAACCAGCAAAGGCTTGATCAAGCGCGCCTGTAATTCCGCGAGTGATACCACTGACAATCTTGCCTTGATTGAATGCAGCATCAATGCCAACACCAAGACCTGCGACAAGAGCAGCGATCAAAGCAGGCTTGCCCTTCAAGAATCCTGCAACGCCCGCTAAGAGGTTGGCTGCAGTCAATGCCTTAATAGCTTTGATCAATGATCCAGTGATCACTATCGCCAGCCTTGCGCCAGCGATAAAAGCTGAGAAGACTTGCACTGATGCGAATGCCACCAATGCCCCAACCAACGTATCAATCGAAGCCTTGAAGATTGTATTTTCTTTGTAGGCAGTTTGGATTCCTTGGATCCATTGTCCAATCTGAACAACCGACTGAGTTAGCGTAAGCACTAGCCCATTCAATACTGGCAGCAATGCAGATCCTATCTGAATAGTAAGATTAGTAAGTTGAGCATTCGCGATGCCAAGTTGGTCGTTGAATGCGTCAGCCTTGTCTGCAAAATCTTGGCTGATGTTTAGTCCAAATCGCTGAATCTCCTCACTGCCAAGGTTCAAGATTGGAATCAGCTCCGCGCCCGCCTTGCCAAAGATCTTCATTGCTAGCGCTGCCTTCTCTGGTCCATCGCGCAAGGTGGCGAACCGGTCCGCGATGTCCAGGAACACCTGATCGGCAGATCGCAGGTTGCCCTGTGCATCATTGGTCGCCACGCCAATCGTCTTGAATGCAGCAGCCGCACCATCAACGCCAGTCTCTGCGGCAACCATGTTCTTGTTGAGGAAGGTGAGGCCTTTAGCAACGCCTTCCAAGCTGCTGCCGCTCAGCTCTGCCGCGATCTTGAACTGGCCCAAACTTTGGATGCTGACCCCTGTCCGCTGCGACAGGTCGCGCATGTCATCCGCCAGATCAATCGCGCTCTTAGCCAATGCCACCACGCCGCTGGTGACGGCTGCTGCTGCTAGTCCTTTGATGCCCATGACCAGCAGACCAGCCGCTTGGTTGGTGTTCTTGATCTGGCCCTCGAGCCCCTGCATCGAGTTGCCAAGCCGGCGGATGTTGTTCTCGCCGACCACGTTGGCCGTGATCTTCAGGGCAGCTTCGAGGTTCATCGCCATGATCAGCCCCCCGGCTTGTTGATGACTTGCATGGCCGCGACCTCCATGGTCTGTAGGTCTTCCAGCAGGGCGCGCTGGTCCTGTACCTCATACAGTCTAAACAGCCATTGGGCTGCTGAATAGTCCAGGCCGATAACCCCGCTCATGGTTGATCGCCATTGAGTTTGTAGCCGCAGGAACATCTCCACAGTTGCCCAGTTTTCGGGATGCACCTCGAACTGAGCTGCCACAGGTGGCGGCAGGTCTGGCAACTCGAAACCCATGGCCACGGCATCTGCAGCGGCATCATCAACGACACCGCCGCCTGCCCAGTATTCCGCAGCCTCTGTCAGTTTTTTCGCTTGGCTCCCTGCAGGCTCTCGAAGTAGGCCAGCGTGATCGCGGCCGCCAGCATCGGCACGTCCAGCAACTGCTGCAGTGCCAACTGGCTGAATGGGATTTGATTGCCACTGTTGTCAGTGACCCCAGCCCATCCGATCAGAACCTCACCAGCCAAGATGGCATCAGTGATCTCCTCCCCCTTGATCTGCTCACCGATCTCTGTGATGCGCGACTGCGGCAGCCGCTTGAACTCGCCATCGAATGTCTGCCGTTCATGCCGGCCACCATCGACTGGGATGTCGAAGGTGACCGGCCAGGTGTAGGAGTCAGACTGCTTTAGAACGAATGCCACGCGGATCAGGTGTAAGCGATTGACAGTTCATCATTGCCCGAACTGGTCGGAACCGCAATGAAGGGCATGTTGAGCATCTGCACGCCGTCCTGGTCGCTGTAGCTCAGATTGCCCAGATCAGACTGCGCAGTCGTCACCGTGCACCTGTTGCCGGCTGTGGTGCCGTGCTGGAAGGTGATGCTCCCAGTGCTGCTGCCAGTGGCGATCGCGAAGAAGTCCTTCGCCGTGATGGTCGGCGCCTCGATCACGACGGTGCCGCTGGGTGCTCGGTTGGTGATCAGGATCTCCTTCGAGCAGCCGACCAGCTCGCGATAGATGACATCGTTGGCCATCGAGAAGTTGTAGGACTGCAGGCAACCGCTGTAGGAGAAGGCGGAGAAGCTGGTGGTGTTGCCTTCCTTGAACAGCAGCGGGGCTGCCTGGTTGGCGTAGGTGGGGGTCGGCAGGGTCTCGTCGGTCGGGGCGTTGTAGATCCCGGTCATTGTGAACGCGATCGAGGGGATCGCACCCACCTCAGCGTTGAGCTCAAAGGTGCCGCGGCAACCCGTCAGCTTGTGCCGAATGCCGTCTTCGTGGAAATGAATCGTGCAGCTCTCGAAGCCGCTGCTCTCGGGCGCATAGGTGGCGCTGGTGCTGGTGACCAGGGTCTCGCTGAGGCCGCAGCTGCGCAGCACCGGGCCATAGGCCGGGGCCGTACCAGCGGTGCCGGAACCGGCCAGCTCAACCTCAAAGCTGACTTCGACTCGGGTTCGCGCCAGCAGTTGATCGGCCTGGCCCATGTATGGCCGCACCAGGTCGCGGTTCACCGTGTCGGCAACGAGCGGCTGGATCTCAAGGTTGCGCACCAAGATCGCGTTGCTGCTGCCTGTCGGCGATGAGTCGGTGCCGTAGGTGGTTTCAATCTTCGCCAGGATCAGGCGTCGGCGAGTCAGAACTGATGCCATTGGAGGCTACCTCGAAGGTTGGATGAGGGGCCGGCTGGGTCCGCTCGACGAGCTTTCGCTTGCCGGTTTTAGGATCGACCAGATAGCTGCCGCCCTGGCCTTTGTGTTCGTCCACCATCGTAGCTGCTACGGGCTGAGGGATAGATCGGCCACTTTGGTCCGATACCTGACAGCGTAGTCGCAGCTGATCACACCGCTGGGCTGATCTGCTTCGACCAGATCAAACGACACCGAGACAGGCTGCACATCGTAGGCATTGCCGCTCAGGGTGAGATCTGCCATCACCTTGGCGTGGAGGCTTTGAACTGTTGCATCAGCCACTTGGTCGGGGATGTCGCCGCGAACGATCACCGAGATGCGAACGGTCAGGGTCCAGTCCAGCGTTGGCAAGCTGGTGTTCTGCTCAGCGTTGTCGCTGACAGGCTCGACCACGATCGCCGGCAGCTCGCCCCTGGCTAGTGGTTCGACCCTGCTGCGGTAGATCCGCGTGCTGACCCCTGTGGTGCCGATTAGCGCCGTGCGGATCGCCGCCAGGATGGTCTCGCGTTTGGTTGCCATGGGTCAAGCAGATGCGACTTGAACAACGGTGCAGATGATGCCGGGGACGCTCGGGTGAGCGTAGGGACTGGTCTGGGCTGCCTCAGCATGGATGTAGGCTGCGACGTTGCTGGTCGCCCAAATCAGCTCGAGGTAGTCGTTGGTAGTCAAGCCCAAAACAAAGTTGACGCAGCCGATCACGTTGCCATCAACGTTGCCATGCCGGGCAATGATGCTGAACCGGCTGTCGCTAGCGGACACGTTGGTGCCGTTCTTGCGGAGCCAGACGTTGATGTCGTGAATCGAGTTGTCTGTATTGCTGAATTGAATCGAGAACG